GCCCGAAACTGTATTGGTGACTGGGAGGAGATAACCATTTTTTCGTCATACCTGTGGCCTCCAATGTCCATCAGATCCGAGCATGTACCAGGCTGGCGGACACTGCGTTGCCTTAGCCTTTTCAGAGCACATAAAACCGCCCCAGCCTTTATTGGTCTTTGCCGATGTACCTTCTCGCCAAATCATGTGACCATGAGCGCACAATGGAGCAGCAGCTACTTGAACGCCGCCTAAAGTTTCTTTGATTGTGTCAATAGCTACTCCAAGAGTCGGAATGCCGGCCTCTTCTGCCTCTTCGCGTGTCTTAAACGATGGAACGTCTCCATGCTGTGTGTTCCAGTAGTCATAGGCAACGGCAGAATCTTGAACAATCTTTGAATCGATTCGCTCTACCTGTTGCATATTCTGAACTGTTGGACGCTTTTCTGATCCAAGAACTAGACCTGCGCATCTTCCAATCGCCGAAGTCACTGTGTCCTCTACGAACCATTTCTTCATCTGGACGTTGTAGGTGTTCACGTTGCCAAATGCGTAGTCAATACCTGCTGGCTCTTGATCTTCGTAGTTGCGATAAATACGGCACTCTACAAGGACGTAGCCCTTTTCAAGATTCACGTCCATGATTGATGTGTGGATTTTGCCTGTTGGATAGGTAGCCCAGAATCGCTGAATGCGTGCAGCTACATCTTCGTAGTTATCTAAGAAACTCATTTTGCCACCGCCTGAGCTGATGCGTGACGGCCAACGGCCTTGCCTCGCTGATAGCCGTCTTTGTGGCCTTCTTTGTAGCCCATTGTGTAGCTCACAATCGACCACAGAATACAGGCCAGACACATGAATAGAAATAAACCGATTTCACCTGATGTCATTTTTTGCTCCCGTGGGAGCCTTGTCGAATGCTCCCAGATACAGAGTGACATCTATGGCCGACATTTTCAAGATTGACGTCGGCGTGTCTATTTCTTAAGAGCAATCTCCAGCAGTAATTGATCTAAACGCGCTTCAATTCGAGACACTTGATCCTTGAGACTGTTGCCACCATTCGGAGACAATTCCCGCATGATCGACTTCACCATGAATCTCATTGACGAATAGATGGCAGTCAGCACCGCAAGGACAAGCCCACCGACCGCCGTCCATTCGCCTACGCTCACTTCTGGCGACCGAAAGAAATGTCGTTCGGATTAGCCCAGCGTGCCAACATTGGAACAAGACCAGCGACAAGCCCCATCGCTAAATCTTTTGGATTGGTATTGCCTGTCATATAGACGGCTAACATTCCGGCCACTGATGATCTAGCCCATGATGCCGCAAGTGCCTTAAATTGTGTCATTTCTTTTTCTCCTTTTTCGGCTTCGCCTGTGGAAGTGGCTCGACCACTGGATATTCTCCGGCATAAGCAACAAGCTTTGGCCTAGCGAAACCAACAATCTCCTTGCCAATATAGCGACGCTTTACCATCACCATTCCGCCGTTGCGCTGGTCGCCTTCTCCGGACGTGTTGCCCTCAATGCAAAGAACGCTGGTATTGCCTACCTTGACCACAATGCCGATGTGGCTGATTCTGTCGATGCCATCGTGTGGAAAGTCCATAAAGCATAAATCTCCAAGCTGCGGCTTATCTTCAATCCATCGCCCTAGCTCTTTCATCTTATGAGCTCCGGCAGCCGTTGAAACCATTGATGGAATCTTGACGCCGGCAGTGTGAAAGACCCAGTTGCAGAACGATCCGCACCAGGGCAATCCATCGGCCTTTGTAAACTTGCCGTACTTTGTCAGATTCTCGCCAGTCTCAATCGTGCCGACTTCAGCTAGTGCGACTTCTATGATGCGAGCAGCAGTGCCTTCCGGATATGTCATGAAAGTAGTAAAGCCGCTTCCTCTGCCGAGATTCCTAATTTCTCTAACAATTCAGCTTTTTTCAAAGCCTTATTTTCTGCTTCAATTCGATCTGCCTCAAATGTCAATTTATCTTTTGCCACTTGCGCCAGCTCCTCTTCGTTCATTTCCCGTGAAACAATTTCGCCGGTTGTTGCGTTGTGAATTGTGATTTTCATTATTTCACTCCATATAACTCGTAGGAACCGCTTGTGCAAGTAGTGATACTGAGAGAGCTAATTGCCGTAGTTGATTTATATCCAATAGTTGTGTTTGTTGTGCCGAAAGTAGTGTTGCCGTCATTGGTGATAAAGCTGATTGCACTTGCCACTTTGTAGGCTGCTGCTGTGTAATTAGGAATTCTTAATACAAGGTTATTGTCATTGACTGTTCCACGATCTGGGCCGATAACTGAAGCCGCAGTTTGTGCAACACCAACGCCAGAGGAGAATATGGTGTTATTTTGCGTTACTTGAACAGTATAATAATTAGAGCCACCATCGCCATTGAATCGAACATAAGTGTTATTTGCTGATCCACTTTTCCAGTCTATGGCGTAAAAGACAAGTTCTTTATAGTCTTGGCTGATACTTGAAATGGTTGTCGGGTCGCTACTAATTGAGCCGCTTGCAAGTAAAGTCATGCCGCCGCCACCTGCGGGCGTAGCCCATGACGGAACGCCGCCTGCAACAGTCAAAATCTGACCAGTTGTGCCAACTGCAAGTCGTGTGTTGGTGTTTGCCGTTGCTGATGAATAAGCAAGATCGCCAAGCGTTGTGCCTGGTTGCAAGGCTTTTAGTCGTGTATCAACGCCTTGAAGTGCGACATCGAAATCGGCCGGAAGATCCGTAACTAGATCAGTGGCCGTCGGTAGAACAAAGCCATAATTCGTTGTTGGATTTGCCATAAGTGTTTCCTTTCGTTATGAGACTATTGTGGCATATTGCCACTCTAAAGTCGGCGACACGGTATTCCATGCTTCGGTTATTGGCACGTCGTTCCAACGCATGGCCTGGAGTGAATATGCCAGTGGAGACATCAGAAGAGTGATGTCGAGCTGATTGTAGGAAGCGCGGAAAGTCCAGCCTTCGACGAAGCCTTGGAAGGTTCCAGACGACATATTTGACGGAAGGTCATTGAGAGCTATTGGCTGACCCATAAATATATTGATAAGAGCATCACGATCTCCATTGTCTAGCTCTGGATTGGTCAAGGCGTAAGTAATGGAATCAAAGATTGGTTGAGGATAAGCTCTTAGTGCTAAATAGAACGCAGCTTGATCTTCGGCATCGGCTACATGTCGAAGCGTTGTTGTAAAGATTTGTGATAAATCGCCATAAAGTGCAATCGATGCTGAATCTGTGTCGCTGACTTGATTTGTTGAGTTTTGGCCATAACTGATGGTGATGTCATTTCTAACATCGCCTGCCCGTGTCTTAATGGTGATGCCTTGCCCTAGCGCGTGATTAGCAGTGAGATCCGTGTAGCCGTTAGCGGCAAGGTAAACCGTGCGATGCGAAGAATCTGCATATGAGATAAGGCCGGACGCGTTTTCGTATAAATAACCTAATCCGCTATTGGCAAGCGCTGCGACTAAGTCGTAAATAATAATGCGATTTGATGAGCGTTGCGCCAGCTCATAATTGCCCGGAGTGTCAATCTCGCCGATGCCACTATTGCCAGCAGTTGCCCAAGTTGTCGTTGGATCATAATCGTCCCACTGAAGAGCAGCCGGAACCTGTTGCCATTGAGTCAATAGGACTTCGCGCAAGATTGTTTCAATTTGATTGCCATCAAAGTCATGAGACAAGACGCCATCTGTGAGAGCCTTCTGAAGCCTTGCAAGGGCTCCCAGAGCCGTAATGGTAACTTCTTGAGTATAAGCCGTTGAACCTACCTGAGAAACGCTTACAGAGATGTCCACGATTGATCCGCCAAAGATTGGCACATAGACGGCCGATGTGTCCTGGACTTCAATCGAGATTGTGTCATTGATTTCGTAAGGTAATGCAGCTTGATTGAAGATAATGAGATTGACCGAGCAATAACCGGCTTGAGCCTGTTCGTAGATATTCGTGCGCCCTGACGTAATCGTCAGATTGGCCAACACCGAATCGGTAACATCAACGCCGGCAATTTCAACGCGCCAGACTGGAGCCCACTGCGTCATTAGATTGCCTGAAGTGCGGACGCTCCGCCAGTGCCACGATAAAAGGAATCATTGAGAGTCTTGACGATTGTGCGAGCCGTGCCTTCGGGATCGATTGCGCCATTGACTGTCACATTGATTCGAGCAGCGTTCTGAGAATCTGTAAAGCCCCCGCCGGCTTGGGCAATTACGCGAGCCGCACTCTGTGAATTGCTAAGCGCGCCCCCTGCACTAGCTGCACTAGCAACCGCAGTTGCGATGCCTCCCGAAGATCCTGATGATCCACCGCCTCCGCTAATGGCTCCTGGTGCGCCACCGACTGCGAATTGTGTTTCGCCGGCACTTTTATTTGCTAAAGCATTTCCAGCAGCTAGAACACCAGCCGCGAGTGCAACGGCTCCAACACCTAACAACGGATTGAGTGCAAATGCAGTCGCAATACCAGCAATAATTGCCGATGCTTTCAAAGCATTGTAGGCAGTAATTAAGACCTTGATTAAGGCAATCGTGGCCGTAACACCGGCAGCAATCTTAGAAACAACAAAGATTGTGCCAATGACAATCGACACCGCAATCAATTCATCTTTCAAGTCAATGACTGTGTCAATAACGCCTCTAACTTTTTTGCCCCATTCAACGGCTTTTTTCTGTGATTCTGTAAGACCTTCGGCTAGACCATCTTCACCAGTTAATCCTGCAACAAATGATTCGACTGCTGGAACAACTGAGACAATAAGAAAGTCTGCTAACTCTTTAACTACTGGCAATAAAGCCGCACCGATTGCTTCTTTAGATTCATCAACGGCGATGCTGATTTGCTTAAACTTGAACGCCGCAGTTTCAGATTGATTCTCGATAAAGCCGTCAAATGTCTTATTAAGCAGTTGTTGCGTTTCATCAAATGTCATTGTCTTGAGCGTTGCAGCATCAATGCCGATGCCTAACTTGCTCAATGCAGTATTAGATCCTTCAAAGCTCTTTGCAACGGCGTTTGTCACCGCTTCTAATGGCTTGCCAGTTGCCACAGATATTTCTTGGCTTAATGTGAGTAATTCTTGCGACTTGGTCAAATCTCCAGTTGCACGCAATAGGCGAGACAAGGCCGGACGAATAACATCATCGGTCGTCGCCGTGGCGATGCTTTGTGCCGTGACATATTTATCAATGCCGGCAATCTGCTCCGTAGTTGCGTTTGTAGTGTTGCGAATAGTTTCTTGAAGTTTAGTTTGTGCAGTTTCATCTTCTGCGGCAGCTTTAACCGCAGCCAATGCGAATGCACCAATCGCAGCTCCGGCTATACCGAAAGCAACTGCGGCTTTCTTGCCAAAGTCTCCTACCTTGTCGGCGAAAGTTTCGACTTCTGCCTGTGAGCCTTTTATGCCTTTTTTGAGATCATCAAAGTCAGCATCGAAGGTTATCTTTACCTTTGGAATGCCTGCCATTATTTGAGCCCCAAATCGTTGATGATTCCTTTAACGATTGAAATATACTCCTGCGCAACGACTGGAGTGTAGAAGTCCACGCTTTTATTCAACCAATATCCTTCGCGATTATATGGAACCTTGAATCGGTTTGTGTATTTGCGTTGAGCTCTATCAACGCCCGGACGCGATCCATATTCTGAGCCCCACAGAAGTGCGCCGGCTGGAGCTTGAGTGCGTCCAACCTTTGCGCCTTTGCCGCTTTTACTTGGTCGTCCACCATAGGCACGGCCGACTTTCTTTGGACCACCAATATCAACGCGAATCAATCGATCGCGTGGAGTGACGATTGATTGCAAGACTAGCTTTGTCTGTGGAGTCGGTGAGCCGTGTCCGAACATCATAATCTGGCCGGCAAGTCGCTTCGATAGCGGCTGAGCTGCATCACGGACTCGACCCTGCGTTTCTTTGTCGAGCAAATTAAGTGTTGAAATCAGATTCTTTAGCGCATAAGGCTCGACTTCAATTCGAAAGGTTCCTTGACCCTTCGTTGCCTTAAACGCCATTCCGCTTCTCCAATATCTCAATCGCCGTCAAGATGTCGTCTGCCGAAGTCCATTCTCCCATCGGTATGCCTGTCGCAATAGCGACTTCAACCAATAATCGACTTACACTTCCGACTCTGTGACTTTTGGGTCGTTGTCTCCCACCTGCACATCTGCCACTGTTTCGCACCAGATTTCATAGCCCTTGACTGGCTTTCCACCAGCTTCGCGTTTCATCGCATTCCACGCAAGGAAGAGAAGATCAGAGATTCCAATCTTCTCCTGCGCCTGCGAAATTGTGTTGCCCGTGAGTTTCTCCCAACGAGCCCACTCTGGCGGCTGCGCCGTGTAGGTCGCAGATTCGCCGGACATGTATTCGATTGTTATTGGTAGTTTCATTCTGTGCTCCCGTTTCTGTTAGTTTAACTGAATGTGCCTACTGGTGTCGTTGAGCAAAGCATCGCCCAAGAATCTGTCTGTGCATCTGGTGCAGCTCCGCCGGCAGTTGGTGCTACTGGAAAGACGTTGCCAGTAAAGACTGCGCCTGTTGCAGTTGTCAAGCTGAATGCAAGTGCAGTGTTCGGAGCAGAAGTGAACGCAGTCCACATCGCTTCGAAAAGTGATGATGCAACGCCCCAATCTGCAAGAAGCTCGATATTGAGTGTCCATTGATCATCAATGTGCTTATAGGCTTTTCCATCAAGTGTCTGATAAGTAGTAATGACTGGTGCATTGACTAAAGTGACGGCAGTTGTCTGCGCGTCGTAATTCACGGTGGCAAGAGTGAAAACTATGTCGCGACCGGTGACTATTGTTGTTGGCATTTCTTTGTCTCCTTAGATTGTCTGTTGTGTGTAGTAAGTGCTGACCGCGAGATCCGCCACTAGTAGATTCGATGCTCCCACTGATTGGATTGTCGGTTGTTGGACGTCTCCGACAACGTATCCAGTTGGCATCGCTTGCATGATGCTTATAACTAACTGTTCAAGATTATCTAGTGCTCCGGCGTTGTTGTTATATGCAACGGCTGCACTGACAACCAAATTGACTTTCACGCGTACCGTACTTTTACCGATTGTTGTCGTTTCTAAATAAGGTGCGTCTGGCACAATAACGCAAGCTGGTGGAATGACGGCCTCTGGCACGGTCGAATATACTGATGCAGCTACTGATCCAAGTGCAGTGGCAAGTGTGCCTCGGATATTGGTCGCGATTGACGTTGGAGTAGGCATCTACATAGCCATCGTTGAGACATCGATATAATTGCCAAGAAGGCCAATGACGCGATTTTGAAGTGATCTTCCCATGCGAAATGGCGATGGCGCGAAATCTACGCCTTCAATCTGGCCACCTGGTGCGACCACGCTCTGGAATATCTCAACGCTGACGATGGTGACCGCCTGTTCGACTGCGTCGGTATTCGCATAGAGCGTGGCCGCGTCTGCCCCAGATAGATAAACAACGCCGCCCGGAATTACTGGGCGAAATGTAATGTCGTCGTTAGTAACTGCGCACGTAAAGTAGAAATATGGAGCCGGATAAGCGAAAGGAAGATAAGGGAATGGATCATAATAATTTGATGTCACTGTCTTTGTTCCGTTAAATGTATTTGGAACGCAACCTGTAATCACAACACTTTGGCCGGCTACGAATGTGTTGGGCTTCTGTGTTATGTAATAGGCGACATTGTTTTGAAGATAAACGGCGGCGACTGAGTTTTGATTGGCAGTCAATAGCGGCAGAATTACCTGCTCGGCTGAATCAATAATGCCTTCAAGATAGGCATCAGAATAAAGAGACACAGAGACGCCAAGAACCTGCCGCAGACTTGCGACTGTAATGATTGCTGGCATCTCTGTGTCCTTTCGTGAGCTGCTGGGCTAGATACGGGAGCGCACCTAGCCCATGATTGATTAGGTTAGGTTGAAGCGACGTAGGCCACCTGCGAAGGTTGCCTGCGCTGCGATGTAACCGTAGAGCATGATCTCAATTTCTCCAGTTGTTGGCACATTAGTGGCCAGCGTTAGAGCTGGAGATTCGAAGATTTCGATTGAACGTGGATCAATGATGAATGCTGATTCATCGATTGATGTTGAAACCATGTTTGGATCTACATAGTAATCAAGTCCAAGAACGTTTCCGCGAATAGATGTTGGCATCGCTGATCCAGCATTGTTCATAGGATTTCCAGCGTTGTAAATTGGACGACCTGTTGTATCTGTTGCTCCCATGAGGAGACCCCAGATGGAAGTACCTGAAACGAATGACTTTGCAGTGCGCTTTGTTGCAGTATAAACGGCTGGTGATTCTGTTGATACGAATGCGATGATGCCGTCTGAATCTGCATCTTGTGCAGTTGCTTGAGTTCCGCCTGCGGTGATTTGTGCAACGACATAAGAGTCAGTTGCCTGAGCATACGCATCGCGAAGATTTTGAAGCATAATTTCATAGAATGATGGATCTGAACGATCTAGCAATTCTACTGAGTAGCGTTGGAATCCGGCCTTTTTAATTACTGTCGCATTGACGTAAGCTGAAGTGATTGCAGTTGTTCCTGTTGGATCTCCGCCTTCTGCCACTGTTGCAGCAGTTGAATTCGCAGTGATTTTAGGAATTGAAACTGTCATTCCGTAGCTATTGAGTGGACGTGTTCCACCGCAAGCATCAATGACTGGACGATCTGCGTTTGTGTTTGTTGCTACATCGCGAACGTATGACACTGGTGAGAACGCTGGATTTGTTGTGAATGAATCATCTGCTGCCTTAACGTACTGGCGAGAATCTTCGTTGCCAAGTCCTGCCTTGATTGTGTGCTCAAGGTATGCGCCACCAGTTGTAATTGGTGATCGTGGTGATGTGAAATAGAGCGGACGAGCTGCCTCGGCCTGTACGACTTTGGAAGCCTCAACCGTTTCGGCTGGTGCTTCTGTGACGGTTGGAGTTGTTTCCACTTCGTTTTCTCCTTCGGTAGTTTGTTCTTCTGTTTCCACGACGGATTCAGAATCTTCTGGCTCACTAGCTGCGACCGCGACTTTTGCGCTTCTGATGGCTGGCTCTGTTACTAGAGAGACTTCTTTGAGCGCACTGGCGCTAATTACTAGAACGCCATCGACGTTCTTATACTTTTCAGCTAGAACGCCGACACTAAAGCCGTCGCGTAATCCAGTGAATGCTTCTTCTAAAGCATCAGATCCGGCAGTTGTTTTGCCGATAGAAAATGTTGCATAAATGCCTTCTTCATCTTCGTCGTAGCTCTTCAAGAATCCGATTGGAGATTCACGGCGATGCTCAAGTAATAATTTTGTAGTATCGCTAAAAGTAATTGAGCCAGGCTTGAACATAGTTGAGCCGGCTGATGTAGATCCTTCTTCATTCCATGTGACAATGCGTCCAGAGATTTCGCGCTTTGGAAAGTCAGTCGCCGTGACCTTGATTGAAAAGTCAAGATTCATCGGAGTTGGCTTTAATTCTTTCATCGGATCATTTCCTCTTCTAGTCGGATTTCATCGGAAGTAAGAGCTCCGATGTCGTAGAGAATCTTGTAAACGTCTGCGCGCTCTTTCGCTGATCCACGCAAGTAATCATCTAAATCGAACTTGACTTCCTGTGATGCTGGCACGAAATCATTAGCCAAGCCAGTCATTGATAGACGCTCTTCAATCGCCGTCATAATTGGACGAAGTGAGAAGTCGAGCAAAGATTGACGAGCAAGTTGTGCGTTGGAATAAGTCATACTTGAGCCAGATTCTGCATCTACGTAATACGCCGGAATGCCTGTTGCTCTAGCTAATTCTGTTGCCACGTAAGATCTAGCTTGATTGAGTTGTAGCTTCTCTGGGTCGAATCCAAGTGTCTGCAATTCCACATCTGCGTTCAAGAATGCAGTTGAACGATTGCGACGTGATTGCCCCCAAGATTCAAGAAGTTTCGCGATGCGATCTGCTGGAAGTGCAGTGCCGTTAGATTTTAAGACCATTGTTGGAACTGGCTCGCGTGCGTACATTGTTGCAGCGCGTTCTAACTCTGCACCAGCTTTAATTGTGCGACCAGCGCGATTGAGAATGCCCTCATCTACGCCGTAAAACACTGCAAGACTTCCAACGCCATCGTATGGCACTGGAATTGAATCTACGCAGTAATAATCAATCTCGGTTCCCATCGCATTTGTTTTAATTGTGACGCGCGTTGGATCAATACGTTCCGCGCTTCTGATGCGATACGTGTCGGCATAAAGCTCAAGAATGCGCATATATCCGTAGCCATATAGCAGCAAATCTTCTGCAAGCCAGGCATATGTTGCAAATCCGGGAACGCGTGGATCTGGTTGGTTAATAACCTTTGGAACAAGCTCTACACGTGCGCCATCTGCCTTTGTGCGAACGCGGAGCGGAATTGATGCGACGCTGGACGAAATAATGTTTCGCGCTCTTGCGCACGTTGGAACAGACATAAACTCGACGCGCGATGCAGTAATGCCGGCGACGCCGTAGATATTGTAGAGAGAGCTAGTGACATTTACTGGAGCCAAAGACGCTTCAATGTCGGAAGTCGCAGCCGGAGCCGCAGTCGTTACTGTGCGAGAGAATAGACCCATGCGTGAAGTCTAAAGGTCGGCTATACATCTAACCGACCAGAATGTCTATCTCTGTCTCTGGGCGTGTCGCATAGAATGTGGCGAGCGCAGTGGCCACGCTCGCGCATACTGTCGTCTGTGACGCTCTGCGTCCAATTACCCAGCCGCCATCGCCGTGTGGCAATCTAACTGCTGAGAGCATTTGTTTTGTCAGCTCTTCGTTGCCAGAATGACGAAGTCTGTTGGAAGTAATGGCCGAAAGTAGTTGATCGCACGCAGTCGCGTAATTGTGTCCATCAAAGTCCATAATCGGAATACCGGCTGGAACTAAGCGACCAGCAACGGCCGTGGCCGTTCTTTTTGAGTAGGCAATAACTTCAACTGGATATTTCCGGAAGTGCTCCGCAATTTGATTGGCCATCTCTAGATCATTGAGTGAGACTGAGTTTTCCCATGTTCGCAGCAGCTTGACGACGAACTTGTCCTCTCCGATGCGTTGGGCGCCCACCAATGCGGCTGCTCTACGATCCGGCGATAAATCAAGTCCGAACCAAGTCGTCTTTTCGACATCTAGCTCGACGCTGCCATCTTCACACTCTTTCCATGAAATTGCCGGAATGACTGCGTCTTCCTGATGGATCCAGCGACACAACACTTCCTGCTGGACAACGTGCGGCGGATCGTTGAGAACGGCGCGAATGTTATCTTCATGCACTGTGTGGCCAAGGGCTGGATTACTTGCAATCCAATTTTTTTCGTCTGTGATGTCGTCGGTATATCCAGACCATTCCAGATAGACGATTGAATCCGTACCGCCGACGGCAGCAGCCATTCCGCGCTCGCGTAGCTGATTAAGTACGACCGACTCTTGATCACCGGCCGTCGAGAACGTCCACACTTGCGGATTCCGCGATGCCATCATGGTGTAGCGCAAAGAGGCGAACCCATCTAGATCCTTCATTTCTGAAAGCTCGTCCATATAAACAACTTCCGGCCGGCTGATTCCACGAGCTGCGTTATTGCTGGCGCGCACCATGTAACGATTGCCAGTGATTGTGACAATTTCTTCGGATCCGTGAGCCCATCGGATTACTTGCACCTGTTTCTTCAAGAAATCATTTGTCTCGATAATCTTGACAATCTGGCGGAACAACTCCAGAGCCGTCGATAGTCGGTGAGCTGATGAAATCTGAAGCGGCTCATTCCAGAGAAAGAGTCCGGCCAATGCCCGGATCAATAAGAGCGTGGACTTGCCTTGTTGTCGAGCCGCCACGATGCAGATTTCAGAAGCCGCCCATCTCTGATCATCTTTGATTTTGTGGGCGTGATGAATGACAAATCTTTGCCACGGCATCAAGTCAATACCGCAAGACTCCGCAAATGCAATCAATTCATCGCCTTTAGACGGCAAATCGTTAAGC